GGCAAGGGCGTTGGCTAGGCTCATCATTTCTTGTCAGTCTTATCGTCCTTGGTGTACTTCATGTCAGCCAACTTCTCGACAGTGCGGCCACCAAAGTAGGCGAGGAAGATGATCTGCCCCCACTGGCCTAGCAACTGGACGTAGCTCTCTTGGGCGTTGTAGCCAAAGGCTGACATCGCGGTGAACATGAAATACGCCACGAAGATTGCGATCAGCGCCAGCGGCCTGATGTTCTTGGATAGCCACGAATCGCTACCCATGTCGCTACGCCAGCGCTCGGTGACGTTCTCCTGCTCAGTCTTGTAGATCTCGGTGTCGTTAGCCATCTTAGCCAGCTCACCATCCTGCGCCAGCTTGGCTAGCTCTAGCTGCGCCTTAGCTTTAGCTTCAGGATCGGGGATCAGCTTATCAATGAGCTTGCCACCGACATCTAGTATTGCTGCTAGAGGAAACATTTTGTTCCTTATTGAGTTGCTTGCTTAACAATGAAGATGATGATCACGCCAAAAATGATGACAACTAAGGCCCCCCCGATCATCTGAGCCGCAAAAAGCCTTTGAGAGGCAACGCGCTTGCGCTCAATACTGGCAGCCCGCTCGGCCTTGGCTCGCTCCTGCTTAATCTTCATGCGCTCCTTAAGCATCATCTCCCAGAGTTCTGGGTAACCGCCGTAGACGAGTTGATGCTTCAGGGCTTCTTCAGCTTCACGCAGAGCATTGGCCTGCATCACAATTTCCATAGCCTTGCCCGTGTCTGACTGGCCCTTCTTGGCCTTGTCGTTGGCGGCCTTCTGAACGACATCCTTGGCGTCAAAGAACTTGCCAAATTCGCCCACCAGACCATTGATGTCCTTGCCGAGCTTTATCGCCTTTTGGATGCCGGCGACAGCGGCCTGCGCGGCGGCAAATGCGGTAATTGGGTCCATATCACATCAACACCCAAAGACCTAACTTGATCAAAAGAATGATCGACGCGACCAAGCCGCAAGCCATTAAGAGACCGAGCAGCCAGTCAAGCATTGCCTACTCCTCGTCGGCCTTCGCCTTTTCCTTGGCGATCTTCAGGTGCTGGTGCTTGTACCAGATGTTTACCGCCAAGCCGATGATGGCGATGAACAGACCACCGAAAGCAGCGATCTCGTTAGCCGTCAGCCCGAAGTAGACAGCAGCGCCGCTACCGCCGTACTGGGCAGTGGTCGCTGCTTTGGTGATCTCAACGCTCATCTTTCTTACTCCGTCGGCGCATCCGCAGGCAGCGGCTCGTGACCTTCAGCCAGCCACGCCTGAAACTCAGGGTAGTCTGCCGTGCAGGTCAGGCGGCATTTGCCGTCGTCGTCGATGCGGGCGTAGATAGCCACGCCGTCTTCGTTGGTGTGTAGGATTTTATAGGTCACAGTTCAGCACTCCATGCGAGATATGCCGTAGTTACGCCGCTTGCACTAGCAAATTGGCAACCATGTCCAGCAGTTAACCCAGACGCTACCGTAGTGCCAACGGTGGCGCTAAATGAATTAGTCCCTGAGTTATAAGTTGGAACAGCAGAACAAGTGGTGGCTGTCGTCGTGTGAATAATTGCGTAGTCTGCGGCAGTTCCGCTTTGTTCTAAAGCGGTCGGGCTTGCGCGCATTGTTACGGGGAATGTGATTGTGGCTTGAGATGCGGTGGTGCTTTGGTTATATGCAGGGCCAAATCTGCCAAAACCTGCTTGCGACACAACCCGGTAGTAATACCGCTGGCACATCATCAGTTCCCGCCCGTAGTCCCTGCGCTCAAAAGGCGAGGCCACAGTGCCAGCTTCAAGCTGGACGCCGGTGATGTAGAAGGTGGCTCCGTTGGTGCCGATCCAGTTGTTGGACGCCGTGGTTGCACCGAAGCTGTTACCCGCAGTCCACGATCCAATCGTAGAGGTGGTGAACGAACTCCCAATTGCCATACCAAAGCGGATTTCGATGCCTGTGCCGTTATTGGTCACCCAAGTGCCGGACGTATCGCCAGACAGCGTGATGGTCTTCTGCTCCCAAGTATTGGCAGCACTGATCGTGTAAGTGGCGACATAAAAACGATCAGATGCGCTGTTTCCCAGCTTTACCGAATAGGTGCCCGTAATGGAGGAGCGAACCCAAAATGACAGCGTTACAGAAGCCGCGCTAGCACTGCCCCAAGCGAGATCAGCGGAGTTAAAACCCTCCACCTTATGCTGGAGCATGTAGTAATCTGTTCCAGTAACAGACGAATCAATCGTCGTCACAGTGCAAAGCAGGCTGTTTGTGAATCCGGCAGGTGCAGTAGAAGATTGCTGTACCGTGTAAACGCCAGCGCCATTGGTGAATGCAGCCCAGCGATCCAACGTGTAAGCCCCGTTAGCAGGCGTCACACTCGCCCCAGCATTCCTCTGGTCAATCCGCATATCGCCGTTGATGATGCGGTTGCGAAACCCCATGCTATTAGGCGGCGAGGCCACGCCACTGAAGACAGCGTTGCTGCCGCCGGTAGCGTCTTTAATAGAAGAAACCAGCAGCGACCCGGTGCCTTTAGGAGTCAACTTAACATCGATGTTGCTGTCGCCGCCAGTCGCGGACAGCTCAGGCGCCCCACCCGTTGCAGCATTTGCCAGCGTCAACTCGTTAACAGCCGAAGCTGTGGCGGTGACCTTCAGCAACTCATTGCCGTTCGTGTCGCTAATTTGCGTGACGATCTTTGGCGACGTGAGCGAGGTCGTGCCAGTTGCAGTCAACGTGCCGGCCACCGTCAGCGTCTTGCCTGAGCCAACGTTAAGGCCCACCGAGGTGCCGTTACCGGCGGCAGCAAAGACGGCATCGACGCTATCCAGATCAGTGTTGATCTTGGTGCCCCAGGTATCAGTCGCTGCACCGACCTCGGGCTTGGTCAGTAGCAGGTTGGTCGTCGTGGTATCAGCCATTTATTAACCTCATGCGGCGATTTGCCAGGTTTCGGAATTCTCAGGAATAGGCGTCCAAGTCTCAGGGGTGTCGCTTTGCGCGGCCCAACTTGTCGAAGCGTCAGAAACCGCAGTCCAGACCTCAACCGTGTCCGGGATGCTCGTCCATGTTTCCGATGTATCAGATTCTGGCACCCATTTTAGAACACCATTGAGGGTCATGCCAGAGGTGCATGGCATCAATATAGCGCCAATCTGAACCTTGGTCGCATCAACCGAGACCGAAGACTCCACGTTAATCGTAACCGCCTGATTCACGATTACGCTGGTGCTGACCGTCATGTCAGCCCAAGCCTCAATCAGAATACTGACCAAAGGCACCCGGATCGCCGAAACCGCCATCGCGCTTTCGTCATTGGCAGCAAACGAAGCAATGGCGTACCGCACCGCGGAAATGCTGGTCGCCGACGAGCTGGCCGCCGTAAAGGCTCCGATGGCGTACCGCAGCGCAGAGATGCTGGCAGAAGATTCTGCAGCTATCGCGCTGGATGCAATAGCAACGCGCTGCGCTGCAATAGAAACAGAGGACGATGCGGCAACGCTAAACGATGCGTCCTTGATGACGCGAGCATCAATGCTGACCGAAGACGCGCCGGCGCTGGTGAATGCGCCAATGGCATAACGGACGGCAGAGACCGCCGCCGTCGATGAAGCAGAGACAGTTACGGCTGCAAGTGTTACCCCGTAGGAGTAATTACCCTGGCCGTATGGCCCGGAGCCGTAGGCAGCCATTTGCGGATTACGTCAAGGTGACGTCCAGATCGCCGGCAGGAATACGCAGCACGTCGCCGTCGTTGATGGTACGTGCGGTAGACAACGCAGCCCAGGCCAGCATATTGCCGCCAGTAGAAGCATCGAAAATCGCCGCCCAGCCAATCGAACCCCAGTTGCCGCCAGAGGCAGCAGCAAATTCAATAGCCGCTGCGTTTGTTGCGTTTGTAGGCGACGTGCCAGAGACGGTGATCGTGCCGGTAGCGGCGCGGGCATAGCCGTTGCCAGACACCTCAGTGCCGCCACCCGTATCGGACGGGGCAGCGGTGAAAAGGCCCACATACCAGGCGGTAGGACGAGTGGCGCTGTTGGTGGTCAACAGCCAATTGAGAACCAGGTTCTCGGTGTAGTCGGTAAACGATGACATTTCAAAAACTCCTTTATCCGAAAGTCCTGGCTCGCATCATTATGGAGCCGCCAGATGTTGCGCCGCGGTCATCTGCAATCTGCAGCTCCTCGAGGCCGCGGGTGTAGATTGCCGCCCAGACAGGAATCCGCGAATCATCCTTGAGGTAAGGCGCGGCCTGCATCAGCGATCCATACAGATACACATCCGGGGCTTGCGCCAAAAGCCAATTCGTTGCCACAGATCCCGACAGCTTGGACAGCTTGGCGTAATAAATCAGCTCGGCGGTGTAGGCGCTATCAGGCACCGGCAGCACCCGGACCTGCCCACCCACAATACCGAAATACTGGGGTTTACCCGCAGAAATATAAGTTGTAGATTTAAGACTATCAAGTGCGTCCACAGATTCAAACGTAAGCGCCGTCACGGGATTTGTGTTCAGCTTGATCGACTTAGTCTCGAGGAAATCGGCGGGCACCGCGCTGTACTCGGTATCAATGGAAGCGGTGGCGCGCACGATCATCTGGCGCGTGCGCAGCGTGCGCTCGATCTGCGCCTCAGCCAGAGCAATAAAGTCCGGGATGACGCTGGTCAGATCGGTGCGGTTGAGCCAGTCGGCCACCGACGCCTTGAGTTCCGTGTACGTTGACAGTGCCATTTAGGGCGCCTTTTCCTTCTCTAGATCCTTAACGATCCAGGTGTGCTCGTGCTTGTATTCAAACGTGCCGACGTGGCCGATTTCCTTCGACACATCGTGATCAATCCAGATTTTAAATCCAGCCGCCCGAGCCTTGTTGCAAAAGAAAACGTCTTCGCCAATGTAGCCACGTTTGTCGCTACGCCACGGCGTCTCGTACCACGGCTCGGACAGACCCTTAAAGACGTCGGCCTTGATGAGCATTACGCCCATCCCGACCGAGCCAATCTCCTGTAGCCCGGTACTCTCAGGCATTGACCAGACCAGCTCGCGCTCGCCGTTTTCTTTATAGATCTGCGCCGTCGGGCCGGTGGGCATCCTGCGCCTGGCGCAGTTGGCCGCCACGATGTCCAGATCGTGCGCCAACAGACGGCCGATCATGTCCTGTGGGAATCGCATATCCGAATCCACAAACAGCAGGTGCGAGCAGCCCTCGCGCATGGCGTCAAGCGACAACTCGGCGCGCTGGTTAGCGATCAGCGTACCCTCGGAGATCTTCAGCGAAATCGCATCGTTGGTCGTCAGCGTGTGGTGGCACACCATGTTGACCAGGTCATAGGTGAACATGGTGTGGACCATGTCACGCGCAGGCGTGCAGACAGCGATGTAGTTCGGCATCACACCTGCCCCGGCCGCACGCGGAAATGGCGATTTTCAGGGTCGTTGAGCCAGCGCTTCATGTACGCCTCGTCCTCTAGCTTGCCCTCGGCCTTGAGCTGGTAATACAGACTCAGCGGAATCGACGCCACGCGAGACCATTCGCCCCAGCGTGCGCGCTCATCCACCTGATTAAATTCTTGCTTGTTCTCTTCAATGATCGCGGACACATCCTGCTGCGTCTGGATCGTTGCTTCGTCTTTCTCTTCGTCGTAATGCCACGTCCGGGTAATCCCCAGATCCTTATTAATGTCGAACAGTTTTGAGTTAGTCATATTAAAGAAGTCGTTAAAAAAGGGACCAGGTTTCCCTGGTCCCTATTGCTCCGATTAGGAGGTCACCAGGTCTGCGGCCAGACCGTGGGCGTTCTCAGCCAGAACCTTCAGACCCCACTCGACGATCAGCATACGCTTCTCAGCGTCGCCGGTCTTGGCGAGTTCGACTTGTTGGTAAGGACGAAGAACAACCATCTTTGCGTAATCGGGATCGATCACGAAAGCGTCACGCTCGCGCTGGAAGCGGTTAGGCACCACGTTCACGTTGCCGAAGTCCGACACATAGATGTCAGCCGCGCCGATGATGGTGGCAGGACGCGCACCGCCGTCGATGTTGAAACGCGAAGAGGCGATGCCGGCAAAGCCAGAGACGCGCTGCTTGTTGACCGGGCCGGTCATCAGAACTTTAGGAGTGCCACCCTGGGTCCAGACCTTCTGAATCACGTTCTTCAGGATGGTCTCGGTAAAGGTGCGAACGGTGCCATCAGTGCGACCCAGCG